CGACCACTCAGGTAGAATTGTTGTGCCAGGTCAAACTCGTAAAGAGCCAAACTGGGAAGAACTCAAGGATCCAATCCACTGCCGCGTAAACAACTTAACAATCATGGACTACGGCAAGACGATAACTGGCATCTTTGATGTTCCTCAACCAAAAAAATTCGAAATAAACATTGAAAATGCAAAAAACGTGGCAGAAACTATAGAGGGGCTGCCTGCTGGATGGGTGCTTAAAGACCAGCAGCTGCAAGAACGTTACGGAGGCCATGGGCTTTCATTGGCATACAAGCTCTTCAGCACTTCCACGCTCGGTGTCGTGTCTGAGCATGACGTTGGCCGAAGGTGGCAGCCAACGCTGCTTGGGCAGGTGCGCTGGTCATACCAGAGAGGGAGCACCAAATCACTGTTGCTACAGCCAGCATTTGCCGCCCTACAAGATGAGAAAAAGACCACTTCGTCCGAACGCGTGAAGGGTGGCCTTGCAGCGCTGTACCAGGGCCCGACCAGTGGTGCCGACACTTCGCGCATCGCTTCTAAGGTGACTAAGCTGCTCAATGGCAGCTACGATGACACCGTATGGCTAATGCGGTTGGCATACTATTACATCATCACAGCGGTGGCGGAGGCCAGCACCGGTGGCCCGGTGCGCATAGTGGATGCCGAAGCCGAGCAGCTGGTGTCTGCATATACGCAGTCGGGCTTTGCCAGCAACCTCGCAGATGTCATCACCGCAGGGCGGGACGTGGTGTATCTAGACCATGATGGGCCCATGGTCTCTGACGAAATGATCGCCACTACCACGTACATGATCTCAGGGACCACGCTTGAAACTCCATGGGGCACTGGGGTGGCCAATCTACCCAGGATGGTGCGGCCTCTGGTCTTTGTGCAGGGCCGTGAGGCTGGCATTCGCAGGGCTGCCATGAGCACCCTTGAGCATGAGAACGTGGCAGCCGTTGTAGGCCATTATGTTTCTGTCTTCAATGCAGGTGCGGGCTTTGATAGGGCCTTGAAGGTGATGGCATTCCTCATGAGCCGGGGCGTTGGCGGCCCGCGGTATCACGAGTCATACCTAGTCCCTGCATCCAACATGCAGGCCGCAGTGGCTGGTTACCTGCTCACTGGGCCAGCCGCAGTGGTCTGCAACGCTCCGTTTCCCTTGGTGACACCACCTCAGCACAGTTTTTACGAGGGGAGCCTCAGGCGCATGATGTTTGAAGCATCCATCAATGCCCTCAAACATGCAGCAGGAGTGCACCACTTGGTGCCACCCAAGGGTGCCATCCCGACCACTATTACACGGGCTTGGGAGTTGCTGCTCGCGACTGGGCGCGAGGGTGGCTATGCAGCTGCCCTTGACCAAATAGCCGCCCAGGCTGGCTGGCAGGGCTGCCTCGGTGGCCTGCTGAAGAGGCACAGCTTCACAACAAAGAAAGTGGCTGCTCTGTTTGATCGAGGTTGGGCCATCAAAGCCACTCAGTGGGCTGAGCTACTGCCATGGGTGAGCAGCTATCCTACTCAGGCAACAGTCCTAGCCCGGCTGGCACCAGTCAAACTCGTCACGGCCAAGTGTAGCCTCTGGCAACCGGTGGCAGACGTCGTCGGACGCGATGGTGCCGTGGACGCGTTCCTGACCATCATGCTTGAGTCGGATTCAGCTGAAGTCGCTGCCAAGTTTAGTGATGGACTGGTGTCTGAGCTTGTACGGGTGCCACGCGTGCTAGCTGATGGCACTGGCTGGCAGGCCGACTTCTCAGTACCCACCATGGCTCCGCATTTAGGAGGATTCAGCGAGCTGAAGGCGCGCATAAACTCAGATCGCGAGTTGGTGAGACTCATGGCGGTCGCATCCAGGCCGGCAACCACTTGGAAAATCAAGTGGTATGATTCTCTGCTGGCAGTGGATTCCGACATGACTGAGAGCAAGGTGCTATGGGACGCAATTCGCCAGACCAAAGCAGCAAGAACAAGCATGGACCCAGCCGTGCTGGCCCAGCGCAAGGAGCGTGCAGAGAAACTCGCCGTGCTTGGGGCACATGCTCGGACCATGGCTGAAGACGATGTCCAGTACGCCCTGTCCTTGGTGTCACACATGCCACAGTACCGTGCATTAGTCAAGCAGTACGAGGCCGCTATCCGGATGGGAGCCGACTTGTCACGGTCTGGGCTCTTCATGGACGCAGTGCGTGACATGGCCAGGATACTCGATGACGTCGACCATGTCGAAGCTTCCAAGGCCATGGACGCGGAGGATAGACGGCATATGATAGCAGGCATGGCCAGGTTGTGTGATATAACCGCCCAGCTGTCAGAGGCCAACGCAATGCGCACCAACCTCGGGCGGATGGCGGCTGGGCTGCGAGCGATTGGCGGCCAACTGGCTGACAACCCCTCTCTGACGCTGGAGGAATACCAGTCAAGCGCCAAGACGGCTGCCGACACGCTCGCCGATGGCCTCAGGGGCCGTGAGATATCGCACACTGAGAAAGATGCCGTCTACACGGAGCTCATGGCGGCAGTGCTTCGCAACGCCAAAGCATCCGCATTGGCCGATGACGCTGAGAACGAGATCAGGCAGCAGCTGGCCTCTGGCGGCAGCGTGGATGGATGGCTGGACAGCCAGGAGGCCACAGCGGGACTGATTGCCACCGCTGAGGCCAGAGTCAAGGCCATCATGGACGAGCTGCAGTGGACAGTAGATACAGGGACCAGTGAGAAACTGGCGCGGGAGGCAGCCCGCAACGGCCATGGGACAGAGGGAGTGGCAACTGCGGCGCTGCCCGCGGCTGCCAGCACTGTTCTCAGCGGAGCGGATTTTATCTCGGGGCCCTCTTCTGCCGAGGGTGGCTTGATCGTGACCCAGCAGACTACAGAGACCAGTGTCCCCATGGACATGGAATTGGAGGACTCACAGCCGATGCTCTTTCAAGCATGAGTGCCTTTGAGCAGATAGTGGACAGCGGTCAGTACGCGAGCTGCTGCAGGGCAGCCGTTCTGTTCAACGTCTACGAGCCCGCCGTCCCTGTCGAGTGGAACCGGCTGCTCGGGCGCTACCCACGTTGGGACCTGGCTGAGTATCGAAAGCACTGCATGCGGGATATTAAGTGGGGACACATCCCCAGGAAACCCGATCATGCCTGGACAGCATTCAATTTCCAAATGTATGACGGGATGATGGTCGGGCGGCCGACGTTGACACTAACCACAGTGATAAACGCTTTCGACTCACTACCGGATTGGACGAGACAAGTGCTGGCTATCAACATGGGGCAGGTACAGCAGTACGTGGCAGCGTTCATCATGTACATCCAGGCACTGCCGGCCGCCGCCAGAGAATTCTTGCTCGGGCAGGAAATACACACCCTCCCCATCAAGAAGCTGCTACTCCTAAAGCCACTGCTTGAAGCCGCCAGGAAAGTCATGGCCGTTGAGCCGGCTGACGTTACCGGCGCGGTCTACTTGCTACTGCGCAAGATAGACTTACTTGCAGGCAGGTCGACGGCTGACGCAGACTATGTCGCCGAGGAGGCCAAAATGACCAAGGGCCTTGTGTTGAGGTTTTGGCCCAATAAGGGCACTTCGAGCCTACAAGAGTATGCGTGTAGGTTCGCAACCAAATTGAATGAAGTGGCCGAGCGCACGGTGGGGAACCGTGAGGCAGCCCCTGGCTACGAGGAGGACTTGGACACTTGGTGGAAGAGCCGAAGCAGGTGGACCGCCACTGGCAGCAGTTCACGCAGGAGGCTGGTAACAGTGCCTGAGGAATGCGGGAAGGCGGCTAGACCGAATAAGAAAGCAGTGGCAGAGGCACTTTGCTCGGGGGATCTGTATGCAGACCTGTTGCAGCTTGGGGCCGTGTTTCGGGGCTCGACCAAGCCAGAGCCGGGTTTCAAGCAGCGGGCCTTGTATGCTCAGGATGACTCGACGTACACCAGGGACGCATTCGTCAGCCGTGACGTTGAGAAAATGATGACAGGGCAGGGGTTGATGGCACGGCAGGCTGCCGCTGATGTGGCTGAATGGGTTAAAGCACACCAAGCCACCCGTCCAGACCAACATTGGGTGTCACTGGATTACACGGACTTTAATAAGGAGCACAACACGTATGAGTTGGAACTGGTCGATCTGGCCATGGGACGGGCACTGGGCAACCGCTCCAGGCGCACGCGCAACCAACGGCTGCTGTTGGCGCTGGCCAGTGGGCAAACACGCAGACTGGGGTTCGTGACACGGCAGGGGCGCACGCTCAGAGTCTTCTCTGGGCTCTCCTCAGGACACCGGAATACCGCACGTGACAACACAATGCTGCACGCAACGTACAGCCAGATGGTGATACAGTGGGCAGAGGAGGCACTGGGAGGTACCTTTGGCCACCATTGGGTAGGCATATGCGGAGATGATGAGGATGCATGCCGCCAAGGGCTGGCCCGCACTGCTGTCTACTTAGGCGGACACCAATTGTTTGGATGGACTCTGAACCCCAAGAAGCAACTTGTGTCCTACAAATGGCATGAGTTCCTGCAGAGGTTCGCAACTGGAGCAGCTGATCCCTCCAAGCCCCTGGCACGTAACGTCAGCGCCCTCTCGACCGGGAATTGGTACGTGCTCCCCGGCAAGTACTACAGCATGGCCGTGCAAGCTGTCACCGACTTTGGGGCCGAGATGGTGACCAGAGGGGCAGACTGGGAGTACACGAGGCGGGTCCTCGCTGGTTACCTGGACACATACTTCAATGACGGGACGTCCAAAAGAGATTGGGCGCCGGCTGCAACCGAATTGGAACGCTTGTTCTGGGAAGGAGCAGAGTTGCAGGCCTGGACCGCTAGTGCGGGACCCCCGAAGACACAGCCAGGGGCCGTTGTGCCGCGTGCGCTACCAGGGAAGGGAGTGTGCGACTTGATCGAAAAAGACTGGCACGTCCTCAAGGCGTTGGATCGTAGGGACCTGGCACGGATCAAAGAGAGCTGGCTGATGGACTCACACGCATCGGTCCTTAACCCCACCATAGGAAAAGCGCGGGAAAAGGAAGCTTTTGAAAACATGGCCATACGGCGCAGTCACACCACGGTTGCCGAGCCTAAGCGCGCGGCCCCCATGCTAGAGCAGTGGCCCAAACTGACCATGCATGGCAGCAGGCGCGTGCTTCTCAGCAACAGAGATCTGCTGAACCGAGTAGGCATGGACCGGAGAGTGCTTGATGCTCTCGGCGGTTGGGACAGGTTGGCAGACCATGGGTTAGGCAGGCTGATGCAGTACTGGGAACCAGAACGGCAGAGTAGTATAAAGTACGATAAGTTCTGTGACTGGGCCATCATGGCCCATTATGGAAAGAACTTTTAGGGACGTTAATGATTGATGGAGCAATCCCAAAC